CAGGGAGAACGTCGCTACGCTGCTGACAATCGTAACGGGGAGCGCGCTTGCGATGATTGTCCCGTCTGCGCGAAAGATGGTGATGGTGCCCGAGCTCGGCGCTACAACGACACCGAGTCGGAACACAGGACACTCGAGAGTCTGCGTGCGCCCGCGCTCGATCGTCTCCGACGAGCGGAAGCGAGCCGTGTAGATCGTCTCCGCAAGCGACATCCTGCCCTCCCCTGCGTTTACTTATCTCGTTCGCGTCGGTCGGCCTTCTGCGCCTGCTCGCGCGCGATCCTCTCGGCCTTGGCTGGCGGGATCCCGCCCTCGACTAGGCGGCGCGTAAACGCATCCTTGACCGCTGCGATGTCCTTCCGCTCGCCGCTCATGCCTTCGCCCTCGTGCTCTTGACGGGAGTATACATGCGCTCACGAGCGGCGCGCATCTCCTCGAGGCGCTTCTCCTCGACCGGCAGCGTGAGCGCGGATCCGGGGTTTGTCGGCGCTTGAGCCTGCTTCTCGGTGACGACGCGCTCCTGACGCTCCACCAGCACGTTGATGAAGTCAGGGTCAGGAACCTTGATCACACCGTCTGCGACGAGGCGCTTCACAAAGGCGCGGTAGCCTTCGGCGTCGGTGCTGATGCGCGTCTGTCCCGCCACAAGCTTCGGCTTCTCCCACTTGCTCAAGAACACGGGACCATTCGCGCCCGCATACTGCACACAGTAGCCACCCGGCTCGACCTCCCACGGGATGATCGTCATGCCCTTCTTCCCGAGATGGACCTCGGCGAGCGCCGTGTCGCCGTTCTTGTCCACCCGGTTGAGGCCGGGAATCGCGACCATCTGCCCGAGGTCGGGGATCCACTCGCCGTCTACACACTGCCAGTGCGCCGGGTGATGGGTGTACCACCATGCCGCGTTGCTCGGCAGGTTGAGCAGGGTCGCCATACCTGCCGGCCGGCTCGCCGGCTGTGCGGCGAAGTTGCCGCCGTCTGCCGTCCCGAAGTTCGCTGCCATCGTTCCTCCTTGTGACGCGCCCAAAAGGAGAGCGCGGACGTACCGTAAGCACGCCCGCGCCATGACGCTAGTGCGTCACTCGCCGACTAGAAGTCGGAGAGGATGCCCACGCCGAGGAGGTCCTGCAGCTCGGCCACGCCGAGGAAGCTGGACCCGACAACCTTCGTCAGGCCCGAGGCCGCGTCACGCTCCCACTCGACCGCCACGGGGGCGCCGGCCGGGATGATCACGCCACCCGCCGCCTGGATGGGCGCCGGGGTGCCAAGGGCGTAGGCGATCGCCGCGTCGCCGAGCATCATGCCGCGGTAGTCCGCGCCCGCGTTCGCCGTGGGGACGTAGGACGACACGTGGACGTTGACGCCAAAGAGCTTGCCCTTGTAGCTCGCGCCGAGGGCGTTCGTCTGCTCCTGGTTGGCGAGGAGGTACTGCGCCGGACCCGTTTCGGTACGGAGGCTCGTCATCAGGTCGTTATACTGCTGCGGGTGCAGGATGGCGTGGTACTCGCCCATCACGCTCTGCAGCTGCAGCGCGAAGATGCCCTGATAGAACGTGGTCGTGGAGAGATCCACACCCGTGGTGCCGACCTGGGTGCTAAAGCCCGAGGACAACGCGCACGCGAGCTGGTTAAAGCGGCCGTTGAACGCCGCGACCATCGCGTTCGAGAGGCCCTCGAGGTCCACGCCGCCTGCCACGGAGTTGCTCACGCGAGCGAGGTCCGTCAGGTCGTAGCGGAGGGCCTGACGCGCCACAACCACGGTCGAGGCCGAGGAGGTGATCGAGGTGTTGCTGACGCTCACACCGTCGCCGGGGGCGCTCATGATGTCGGTGCCGTTGAGGCCGACGACCGGGACCTGGATGGAGTCCGATCCGCTTCCGTTCACGGAGCCGACGTTGAGGAAACACGGGGCGTTGCGAAGGCTGCCGGTGTCGGCGAGCTTCAGGACGATGCTCTGGTAGAGCACCGCAGCGACACGGGCGTTGCCGTCAAGAGCGGCGAAGTCGATGTTGGCCATAGTGGCCTCCTAAAGTAGGTTCGAGTTGCCGCGCCTATCGCTGTTGACGGGAGCTCGCCCCGAGCGCGTGGGAGTTGCCTCCCACGCTTACCCTACGCCGCGCCGTGACAGTCTGTCAAGGGGCCTTAAGCGCAGCCTTGATCGCGTCGCGATTGGCCTTGAACTCACTCGGCGACAGTCGCATGATCGCCTCGGGGGACCACGACGAGGGCGTGGGCGGCGGCGCCGGGATCGTGCCCGCGCTTTGCTTCGGGAGCGTGACCGTCGGAGCGGGTGCCGTGGGCGCCGCAGGTGCGGGCGTCCCATCCGGCAGGTACGCACGCACGGCACGGGGGAGCGCCTCGCGGTTGCCGAGCCATTCACCGAGCGTCGGGCGTCCATCGACCGCCAGCTTCCCGTAGGCGTGCTGCACGTACTCGATGCCCTCCTCGTCGGTGATGCCCGCGGCGAAGATCGCGCGCTCGAGCTGCGCCGCCTCGCGCTGCGCCTTGCTCTCGGCCTTGATCTCCTCGATCTTCGCCCGCAAGTCGGCCGCACTGTCCGCGAGCGGACGCGCCTCGGCGAGCTGGCCCTCGAGTTCCTTCACGCGCGCCGAAAGGGCTCGGATGCGTGCGGATGCGCCCGTGTCTGCCGGCGCCTCCGTCGTGGTCGTGGTCGTGGTGTTCTCCTCGTTCATCCTTCCTCCTCGCGTGCGGCTTGCACGCGCTCCCATACTGCTAGTTGACGCCTCGCCCACGCGCGACCAGGCGCGCCGCCCCACAGATCCCACGCGATGCGCCCTGCGCTCGGATAGTCCGGGTGCCCCGGCTTCGCAGCGGGTGCGTCGAGGTCGCGCTCATGGCGCGTAAAGTAGTTGACCATGCGCTTAATCGTGTCGATCGACACGACGCTTCGCTCTGCCAGTTGCGAGGCGCGGCGCGCCCCGACTAGGGTGCCACCTCGTCCGTACTTGCGCCGGTTCTCGAGGCCGCGCTTCGCAACCGCGGCGACCTCGACGGGTGCCCGGAGCTCAAAGCCCATCCGGCGCTCGTCGCGGAGGAACCGCTCGTAAACGCCAGGGTGCTCCCGCTTGAGGTAATCGCGCTGGCGATCGGAGAGGAACGGCATCAGGTCGCGTCCTCGGCTTCGTCCTCGTCGTCGTAAGTCTCGACCTTGGCCTCGACCTTCGGCCCGAGACCCAGGTAGCCGCGCGCCTCGCGCAGGCTCTCGATCACTGCCGCCACGACCTTCGCCTGTTCGGCGTCGAGCGTCAGGGCGCCGAGCGCCTCCTCGGCAGCGTCGAGCTCCTCGCCGACCTCGGACATAGCCTCCGCGTGCGCGGGAGATACGTCGGCCGCGGGCGCCGGCTCGGGGCTTCCTGTTCCTCCTTGTTCACCCGCAGTCGGCGCCTCTTCGACCTGCATGGCCGCGAGCTTCGCGAGGGCGTCTTGCTCGGAGAGCGAGCCAAAGAACCGGAGCGCCTCGACCTTATCCATGAGGCCGGCCTCCATCATCTCAAGCACGTGGGTACGCCGCGCCTGCAGCTCCTCGGGGGATAGCGGGATCTCGCGGTACTGCACGCTGTAGCCGCCCTCGGGGAACTGCGTACCCGTCGCGCGGTTGTACAGGATGGCCGACTTCGCCACGAGCTCCTCGTCAGCGCCGCGGAACTGCATGATGTACTTACGCTGCGCGATGCGCTTGCCCTCATTCGACAGCGAGATCGCATACCCGCTCTTCGCCGAGCCCGACGTGCGCTGCAGTTCGGTCGGGGAGAGGCCGGCCGACGTGGCGAGCCGGTGCGCGATCGCAGCGATCGTCGCCTCGAGCTTCTCGACATCCGCGCCTGCGGCGAACTGCCCGATCTGCGGTTGCTGTTCCATAGCCGCGTCGAACATCATGATCGTCGTCGGGTCGGTCACGATCTCCGCACGCACGCCGCGACTCCCGCCGTCGACCATCTCCGCACCAGCGGCGCGGACACCGATTGCATACCGCTGAGGGTAGGACGCATCGCGCAGGGTGTGGGACAAGAACGAGTAAAACACCGCGAGGTTCAGCGAGCCCTCGTAGAGCTCGATGCCGTAGTACGGGTCGAACAGTCGATCTCCGTAGGTCGAGGCGTGGTACAGCACGACCGGTAGAATGGGCGCGCCGTTCGCGCGACGGTACGGGTAGGCATCGCCCGAGAACTCGGCGCCGAGCACCTCGACCGTGATGTCCTCGCCAAACTGTGCACCGTCCTTCGCGAGGCGCACCTGGTAGAGCGGGAAAGCCGGGTCGCGAATGTCGAACACATCCCACGTCCACTGCGCCTCGCCTCGCACGTGCCGCAGCCGGATCTCGGCAAACGCGACCGGCACCGAAGGCCGGCTAGGGTCGGCCTCGGCGATGGTCATGTCGGGGGGGACAGGCCGGTAGGTGATGCGGCCGTCCTCTACGTCGAGGCGCATCCACATTTCGCGGAGCGCGATCACCATGCTCTGAAACCGCGACATCTGCGCCCACAGGCCCGATCGCGCGATAGTGCCATCGGCGCCCGCGAGATCGGGAACGTCGCCGGCCGCGTGGTGCTTTACGTCGGGTTCGGCGTCGTACAGGGTCGCGAGCTCGTTAGTCGAAACGTTCAGGGCGTTATCGGTCATGTCCGGCAGGCCCCACGCCATTCGTCGCGTCGTGCCGAGCTGCGTCTGCAAGCGGTCCTCGAGCAGGCGCTGCCAGCGACCCTCCTTCATGGCGCGGCGATGGCGCGTGTGCTCCCAACGCATCGCCTCCTCGGGGTTGCTCGGTGCCGGCGGCTGCGGGATCGTTGCGGTGTAGAACATGCTTCCCCCTACCCGATGCGGACTGTCTGCGGCTGGTACAGGCGCCTAGTATACAGTTCGAGCGTGTAGCGCAGCGCGTCGAGGCTGTGCTTGTGCGCGGACGCTTCACGCCCGTCGAACTTCGCGAGGTCCTCGGCAAGGCCGCGGCAGCGCGGGTGAACCACAAAGTCGCCGCGCAACATCGCCGCGGACAGCACCCGGTACCCTTCGAACACCGAGCCCCTCGGCTTGTACGCCGTGTGGATGCGGAACGGAAGGCTCCCAGTGGGGAGGCGCAGCTCGCGCTCCATCGCCGACATGAGCATCGCGTTGCTCTTGAGCGAGCCGTTGCGCTTGCCGTAGACCTTGCGGTCGCCGACCCATCTGTCGACGTTCTCCCACTTCAAGCCCGCGCGTTTCAACATCGCGAGGAGCGCCGCGGCATCTTGCTCCGGCGTGGTCATGCCATCCGTCACGATCTGGTCGAGCACCCAGATCTTCGGGTGCCCCTGCCCGCCGTCGCGGAGGAGCGCCGTCAGGATCGCTACCTGGGCGCCGGCCTCGGTACCGTGGTCGATCCCCACGCCGATCAGCACCTCGCCCTGCGGCGCCTCGGCGCGCAGCATCGTCGCCGGATCCCACATGCGGAACACGCGGCCCTCGACCCATCCGGCATCCCATTCGCCGTGGATGCGCTGCGCCCGTTCCTGCGGCAGGAAGCGCGCCTCAAGGCCCTCGATGTCCTCGCGCGTGAGAAGCGGCGTCCCACCGATCGGCGTCGTGTTCTCCACCGTCAGCGGGTAGTGCAGATCCTGCACCTGTCCCTCCTCGACCAGCTTCTTTAGCCAGCCGAGCGGCGCACCAATGGGTGTGAGCGTGATCGCGATGCGCCCTCGCTGCCGCAACACTCGCGCCGCCAGCTCGGACCAAATCTCTTCCGGGGGGGGCTCGTCGATCAGCACGTGGTCGATCGTGGACCCGGCCAGCGCGAGCGCGCCCTGGTTGACGGTTCGGATGCGGAGCACGCTACCGTTGCGAAAGCGGATGATCGGCACCTTTCCGCGAAAGCCTTTGCCGGGGGTGAACTCGCAGTCCTCCTCGATGGCGTCCTTCGGGAGCAGGGTCCAGAGCTTCTGCTGGATGGCGAGCGACTGCTCCCACGACACCACGACCACCCATGCCTCGATCGGCGCGGCCTTGACCAGCGTGTACGGGTGCGACCCGAGACACCGATAGATCACGTCCGCGAGGCCCGCCCACGTCTTGCCCAGCTGGTTGCCCGCGCGGAGCAAACGTACCGGGTGGGTGCTCG